GCATGTACAATCGAAACGAAATGTGAAGAAAAAGAAATGTCTTGTGACTGTAACGGTCATGAGGAAGAAGCTTGTACCTGTGAACACGGGTCAACTAGCGAGGTAACTATGACAGAAGAAGTAGTAGAAACAAAAGAGAGTAATCCAATCGTAGAGCGTGAATTCGCAGCTATGAAAGATAGGATTGCAGAGATGGAATCTGTCCACGCAGAGTTAACTTCAGCTCATGAAGAAGCTCTCGCCACTATCTCCAAGTTCGAGGAAGCAGAAGAATTAAGAAAAGTAGATGCTGCAAAAGCACGCATTTCTGGATTCGTTGATGCAATTATCAACAAAGAAGCATTACTCGGCAAGGTAGACGACGAGAACAAAGAAGAGCGCATGAAGGAACTTAACGCATGGGACGAGATTAAGTTAGAAGGATTCAGCATGGCTATAGAGTCTATGTCTGTACCAGAAGATTCAGAAAGAACCTTCGGTAAAGGCAAAGCAGTCGAAGCTGAAGCAAAACCAGAAGAAATAGATGCTCCAGAAACATCACGAATGTTCGCGATGAAAGATGGAAGAATTGTTTTCAATGGTATGGAAGAAGAAAATAAGGAAGAATAAATATGGCAGTAACAACAAGCGTATTAGTAAATGATGGTGGAGCACCAGCTCGAATCATCAATTTTGAAGCAAGTGAAGCTATCACCGCCGGTTCAGCAATTGAAGTTCTCTCTACAGGTAAAGTTAAAATGGCAGATACCGATGCAGTTCGCGTCGCTGGATTTGCTATGGTAGACGCAGCATCAGGAGACTTGTGCTCCGTGATTACAGGTAGTGGAGTTGTTTTAATGGCTAACGTTGATGGTGATAGTGTAAATGTCGCAATCGGAGACCAATTGGAAGTAGGCGAAAATGGCACACTTATCAAACAAGCCTCCCCAGCAGACACAACCACAGTGGCAATTGCTCTAGAAGCAAACACCGTAGCACCAGCATCAGGTAGCTTATTTAAGATATTGGTGAAATAAGGAGAATAAAACATGGTAACAGCAAAAGAAGGTCTAGCAACGACATCACTTTCAGCAACCGCAAACCGAGTATTAGTAGATTACAAGGATGCTTTACAAGACTACAAAGTCACAAGCATGCCTGTCATCGACATGTTCGCAGAGCGTTTTACAACTGAAACTGGTGGAGATGTAGACATAAGTTTTTCAAAACCTAGCATGAAGCTAGAACAACTAGAAGAAGGCGCAACTCCAGCATACCAACACACTGACCTACGCAACGAGCGTGTCAGCGTTAAGGAATGGGGAATTGCAGTCGGAGTAACCCGAAGAATGCTCGAAGATTCCCGTTTCTCAGAAATGGAATTAGCTTTGAACGAAGCAAGAAGAGCAGTTGAGAGACACGTAACCGAACACGCTATTAAAGCACTTTTCGGTATCGCAGACACAACTTTCGGAACAGGAATTAGTGGAAGCAGCATCGTTGCAACCACAGAAGAAGGAGCAGTCACAACTTTCGCAAACAACCCACACGGTGGATTCTTTGGAGAGTTAGATACTGACGGAAGCGGTGGACTTGATTCCGCAGCAGACGTTCGTATTTCTGAGTACGGTATATACAGTAAAGATGATTTGGCAGGACTTGGAGTAGGAGCTACTGGTTCCCACTACATGGTCGGTCAAGACACCTCACAGACCACAGGTCCAACAGGTGATATCTCTATGAAAGATATAACACAAGCAATGGAGTTAATTGGAGCAAAAGGATTGAATGCAGATACAATCATGATTTCCCCTATGCACTACAAAACTCTATTAAACATTGCTGACTTCACTGTCCCTCTAACAAGCGGAACTAACGAAGGAGCAAAAGGTGGACTTGATTATGTCAACGAAACATTCAAATCTGGTGTTGTAGGACAACTTTACGGATTAAACGTCGTAATGAACTCTTACATACCAAAGAACAGATTTGGTGTCTTTGACATGACCGTCAAACCTATGGCTTACGTAGAAAGACGTGGTCTAACTGTAGAAGAAGCTAACCCCGGATTCGGAATCACTGGTTCTTATATGTCCATGAGATATGGATTAAAGATTATCAGACCTGAAGCTGGTGTCATCGTTATTGGTGATTAAGCTTAACTCTAGTTAGTATAAGATAAGATAGTCGCTTGGCTGGTGCGACAAACAAAACCAGCCACTAACCCCGCAAAGGTATTGTAATATGGTCAAAATAGCAAGGAATATTAAAAAAACAGGAAAGCCACTTGGAGGAGTAGGTGCTCAAGCCACTCAATCACGAACTCATTCGTTAGTATTAGACGACAGGCTGCTTTCAAAACAATTTATTTCTGCTAAAGCTGATGAGAAAGTTAGTGACGCTGCTTTTGGTGGGTCTTGGTCTACAGTAACTGATGTTGCACCAAGTAAACAAGCAGTTCACACTTATTTAAATTCTTTATCAGTATCTTCCTCAGCTTGGACTCAAGAAGATGCTGCCGCTGCAACCTCTAAAACAAAAACGTTCGATAGTGGTAATGTAGGTATAGGTTCAACCTTAGCTTACAGCGCTATAGATGAAAAACTTGTTGTAGATGGTAATATTAAATCAGTTGGGCATATTATATCAGGACATGACATTACTCTTAAAAATGATGATGCAATTTTAGGATTTGGTGCTGACACTGATACAACCCTAACTCATACAGATGGGACTGGTTTGACCCTTAATTCAACCAACAAATTATGTTTTAATGACGCTTCTCAATTTATTCAAGGTTCTAGTGCAACAGTATTATCTGTTGGTGCTACGGACGAAATAGATTTAACTGCTACAACTATTCAAGTGAATGGTGCAGCAGATATAAATGGTGCTGCTGATGTCTCAGGCAATCTGACAGTTGGTGGTAACACAACCATAACAGGCAATCTTACAGTAAATGGGACCGCCACAGCCATACACACAACCAACACTACAATTAATGATAATATACTAATATTAAACAATGACGTTACTGGTACCCCAAGTGAAAATGCAGGGTTAGAAGTAGAGCGTGGAAGTTCTACAAATGTGGCATTGAGATGGAATGAATCAACAGATAAGTGGCAAATAACAAATGATGGTAGCAGTTATAATGATATAGCTACAACAGCAACCACACATAATGCTGTCACAATTGATAATCAAGGCACAGGTTTATTAGCTTTGAGCACCCAAGAAATAACAGTTAATGATGTTATGCTTAAAAAGGATGGTGCAGGAACTTTAGATGTTACAGGTAGTAACGAGAAATTACAAATAACAGGTACTGGTGGAGATAGTGGAACCACCGCTTTAGCAGTTAC